AAGATTACCAACACGAGCGATTCCAACTGGTTGGGTGTTCACGTTGCCTTGAACTTGCATCCACTGAAACTCAGGGAGCATTTCCAAGATCGCACAAACGCGAGGTGTAGCAACTAAGAAGTTGGCAGCACCACGACGATTGCGGATAGCGATTCGATTCGCTTCAACAATGATCTTAGCGTATAGGTCACGATTGCGTTCTGCAAGCCAGCGGCCGTCAGCTGTAGCGGGACTCCAGGTGCTAACACCTTTACCAGCTCCAGCAGTCGCGGCAACTTGAACCATCCTCATGAGCATCTCACGGTCGATTTCAGCTTGAATTTCATACGACATAGCGTTTGTCAATTCAGTGTCGATATCGATACCGTTCATGTTCTTGAGGTCTTGTTCCAGCTCTACACTCCAACGTGCAGCAAGTCTACGTGTTCCAGCTTCAACAGCTGTCTTCTCAAAAGAAACTTCCAATTGTGGAATGTCTCCTGTGAGTTCGTAGTCCTTGAGCAATGCAGCTACACCTTTGTCTTCGTCGATAAAATCAAGTCCAACAGAAGCTCCGTCCTTATTAAGACCATCAAGGTCTTCAGAACTAGCTCCAGTGAAGCGCGTGTCGAGGTGTTGATAACCAACTTCTTTGCCGTGTGGATCTTCTCCACTTCCGGCATCAGCAGCAAACCCACCTGCACCGTATTGACGTGAAGAATCGAAATTCTTACCATCAACACCGTTACCAAGTGTTTCGTTGGAGTACTTGTAACGCATTGCGAAAGCAAGTCCAACAGGTCCGCTCATTGGTTGAACGCCAACAATCTCATTAGTGATTAGTTCAGGGAATGTACGACGAATCATAGGGATCAAAATCTTCGGGAGACGAGCATCGCCTCCTGCGTAGAAATCAGATCCACCTGGGACTGCTCCTCCTTGACCGGGACTGCCTTGCAGTGCTCCACCTGCCATGCCACTGAAAGATCCAGAGGATCCTCCAGCAACGTTCGCTTCACGTAAGCACCAGTTCTCTTGGTTTTCCAAAAGAATAGCGGTGTTCAAACGGGAATGATCGTCAGTGATAGCTTTGACATTGTCAGAGCTATAATCAAGTACGGGGGCCCATTTCTCAAGAAGCACGCCAGCGCGCTCTTGGTCTATGTATGATTGTGCGGGTTTTACCTGTGCCATAATATACTAATGTTTTTCCTTTACTCACTCAGGCCCATAAGGCCTCAACAAAATAATTTACCAACGGGTCAACTCTCCCATGTAGTTATCGAACAGCTGTTGATCTTGCATTTGACCAGGTTCTGTTTGTTCGATTTGTTTTTCAACACTCTCTTGTACGACATCTCTCTTACCACTAACCGGGCGGTCACTGATCTTCTTACCAGATGTTGCTTGTTCCTTTAGCTCTGTGAGTTTGTCTTGTTCAGTTTTTTCAAACATGTCAAGGGTGTATTTAAAATTTTCATTAATAAATTTAGCTGGCTTGCCTTCGAGCATCTTGTACATGTGTCTCTTCTTAGTTGTCGACATACCTTCAGTCAAATGTTCAAGGGCTAGTTTTGCTTCCTTTATAGCAACATGTTCTTTGAGTACATTATTTTCTTCTTCCAGCTCCTTTACTTTATTTGCAGCTTCGTCAATTTGTTTCTTGCCATCCATAACAGCTGCACGTACTGATTCAGTTGCCATGATCTTGTCAATGCTCAGAGATTTTCTTAGATTCTCTAATACATTGATAGCATGTTTGTTTTTTACTGCTTCTTGTATGTCTTGTACCGGTACGGTTTTTTCAATATACAGGTCAAGATAGTTACTGATGTTGTCAATTAAACTCTCTTTGAACATTTTAGCGTCACCATCTAGTTCTGCTTTAAATTTCTCTACAACAGTGCGTAGTTTATCAGCATGTGTGTAATCTAATGCATCAACAACCTTCTTTAATTTCGCAGAATGATCAGCATCAATAGCTTCTAGTAACTTTTCTAGCTTAATAGCATGCTCTTCGTCTTGTTCTATCAAAGCCTTTTCGACTCGCAATTGCGCTAGTTCTTCAGCCTTGCTTTCTACTGATTCAGTAAATGACTGCTCGATTGATTGTAAGGTCTCTTCAGACAGTACATCTGCTGCTACCTTTTCTAGTTGTTGTTTAATTTGTGGTTCGCTCATGTTTACTAAAAATATTTATGTTTTTC